AAAGTATCTTCAGGAACTGCATATACCATTACTGTAGGAGCTGGTGGTTCAGGCATAGTCATCATATCCTACGCAGGTTCACAACGTGGTACTGGTGGTGCTGTGACTTCTTCTGGTGGCTTTACGATTCATACCTTTACATCTAGCGGGACTTATAACGCATAATTGGAATTAACATGGCGCAAGAAGAATGGGTTGGCACAGAAAAGCAAATAATTTCTCACGGGCAAATTTATGAGCGATTGGTGCAAGTTGAGAGAAAGATTGACGAACTTGACGATAAGACGAGTCAGGTAGTCAAAGCATTCAATGCTGCTACAAGTGCTTTCATTGTTCTGGAATGGATAGGTAAACTTGCCAAGCCTATTCTCTGGTTCATCGCTCTTGGTGCTGCAATCGTTGCAATTTACGAACGCTATACAAAGTAATGGATAGGTGGAAGAACAGGCGCAAGATGGCATGGCTGAGTATGCTTGCGGGTCTGCTATTTCCCTTGCTTATTCTTTCTACTGAATCTGCCACACTAGGTCAGATTGCTTTGCCATTCTACGGTTTCATAGGCATGGTTGTTGCCGCTTACATAGGATTTGCAACATACGATGATACCCATCCAAACAACCCTAATCGCAACGGTAGCTAGTCTAGTCATTGGGCTATCGACTGGTTGGATAGCTAACGGCTGGCGGCTCAATAGTCAGATTGACAGCATGATTTCTCGCCACAGTTTGGATTTGTCAAAAGCTACTCAAGCGGCGTTAGACGATACTGTAAGGCTACAAAAGTTAAAGGACGATGCGCTAAATGAAGCTAACAAGACCGCACAAAAAAATGCTACTGCTGCCACTAGTGCTCGCTCTGAGCTTAACAGGTTGCGTAAAGAACTTGCCAGTCAGCCCAGTCTGTCCGGTGCTACCTACGCCTCCACCCGTGACTACGCCGCAACCCTTGCAACCGTATTCGGAGAGTGCGCGACAAGAATTGGCGAGATGGCAATTGATGCTGACGGACACGCCGCTGATTCCCGAACCTACCAGCAGTCCTTCCCAAGGTAAATAATGGAAGCTAATTGGCAAAAATCGTTTGAAATGATGTTAGCTTCGGAAGGCGGATTTTCTATGGACGAGCGAGACAATGGAAATAAACTGCCTGACGGTCGCAAAGGCTCAACCATGCTTGGCGTTACCCAATACAACTGGGAAAATTACATCGGTCATCAAGTCACGCATGAGCAAATGAAGAAACTTACTCCTGCTAACCTTGAGCCTATGTACAAAAAGAAATATTGGGACGCTGTAAGAGGCGATGATTTACCGTCTGGCATTGACTACCTAGTATTTGATATGGGTGTAAATGCCGGACCTGGTAGGTCAATCAAACTACTTCAACAGTCTATTGGTGTTCCTGCTGACGGTGGGTTAGGTCCGATTACTTTAGCCGCTGTAAAAGCAGCAGACCCACAAAAGCTAATTGAAGACTTTAGCAAAGAAAAAGAGGAGTTTTACCGCAGCTTGCCCACCTTTAATGTGTATGGCAATGGCTGGTTAAATCGTGTTGCTGCGGTAAAGGTTAAATCAATTAACTTGCTTGCTTAGATGCAAGTGGTCTGGCAGTTCGTTCCATAGCAACAAGTTGTACACATAATCATTTTGCCGTTGATGAATGTTGTGTTGGTGACGCAATTAGCATACACAACGCCAGCAAAAAGAGCTAAAACCAATCCGATTAAATACTTTCTCATTTTGAATCCTTTAGTGTTGAAGGTGGGATAAAACCAAAGCGCCTGAGGGTCGCCGCAACATCGGTTGATGCTGCGGGTACATATTTAAATTCTGGGTCATCCACAAGTGGGCAAGCAAGTTTAGGTTTGTCAGATAATTCGTACATTATTTAGCCTTTTGTAAAAAGTAACGTGCGTAAACAGAATCTTCAGTCTGAACCATGACCGTCAAGATGTTGTAACCCTTCTCTTTGAGCCGATAAATGATATCGGCTAGTCTAGTAGCCCTATACAGAGTTATCGCCTCCCAAGACGTTATAGGCTGCTTTTTAAGGTGCATCAGGACTGAATCAGTTTTGTTCATGACAGCACGCAATATAAAAGTGGAAGGAAGCCAAACACGGCAAACACAATGATTGCACCAAGTACCCAACCCTCTGCGGGTATTTTGTTATCATTCATGGTAAGTATCCTTCAATAGCATTTTCCATCTGCCCAATCAAAAAGGCAAATTCAGGCTTGTTTTTATTGCGAGCAATATGCTCAAACATGTTGCAAAACGTTTCTGGCGATAAAGCAATAATTTTCATCCAATCGTATGAGCTGTGACCGTCTGCCGTGTTTTTCTCAATTGCAATTGATTCGATTACGTCTGCAATACTTACTTCATCAAAAGAATCGTGCCAAGTTAAGTGCTCATCGCCGTGGATGTTGTCGTTGTGTATTGTTTGCATGATTAACCTTTGAAATTGTTAGTTTTAAGGAATTTATGTTCTGCTGTAGAGGCGAAGCAACTAGCAAATGGGTGTGCAGACAAATACTGTTGCAATTTGATTCGGTTTTCGTAAGTAGGGTTTGCTGCAAAGATTTCTATTAACTTGGACATTATTTCTTCCTTTTCATCAAATGGCGTAATTGCCATGTACAAATATTAAGCCAACTTAAAAACACAAGCAAGCGTATTTTATAGGGACAAACCCTAAGTGTTGTATTTTGGGGGTGTGCGGTACTCACCAACAAGGAGGGGACAGGTTTTCCCGCACGCTTTATTATATGTTGTTCTTTGTCTTATAGAACATCAAAAGATACTGAAAGCAAGCCCATGCGTTAGATAAATCTTTTTCAGAGTGTTCAACAAGTTTTACATCCCCTTGCTCGTTAAAATAGACATTTGCACATCGAGCTGATGACATGCCTAAGCCTTGACGATAAGCTGCAAGCTGCATGATTGATTCGTGGTACGCAGATACCTTGTCTAAAGACCCTTCTTTACTCTTAAAGTCCACAACGATATTGTTGCCAGACAGGTCAACCTTACCGCCGTAACCCATGCATGCAAAGCTACGCTCACATTCCCAAGCGTTATGCTCTCCAAAATGCGTCAAAAGGGCTTTAGAGACGTTTTCAGCGTATTGGGGATACTCACCCACGTTGCCATTAAAATAGTTCTCTAAAACCCCATGCATACGAGTACCACGGTCTGATGCATCTCGTCCCGTAGATTTGGAATCCGACATCACGCGCTGTAACCAGTTTTCCTCAGTCTCACCGGCTATACGTGGCAGGGTCAACGCAGCCAGAAGAACTTGTTGCTGTAGCCAAGTGGCAAGACCGGGCTTACTCACCAAATTCAAAATAGTCGTAACAGAAGGAACAAGACCAATTTCCCTTGCGTCACGAACCGTTGTGTTTCGTAACTTGCCGTTCTTACCCGTCACTTGATACGCTGGCGCACCTGTCTGGGTGTACCAATGACCTGAAGATTCTTCTGTTTTAACTATCATTTTTGCACCTGTTTGGCAAGTAATTTAAGCATCTCAATAGCATCTTGAACGTCTTGCATAGCTCTTGGGTCGAGAACCATGCCCTCATACCATTGCTGCAAACGCCACGATATGAGAATAGCTTCTTCAGTTTGATTCATTAGAATGGAATATCCGAATCCATATCCGCTACAGAACCGCCTGTAGCCACTGCGTAGTCTTTCTTAGCAGAAGATACGTGAGCAAACTCGCTAGATTTACGGATAGTGTCCTGCAAGTTTTGCGACAAAGATTCAAACATCACTTGGTCAAACTTATCAAGATCAAAGATCATTGGGTCGTTAATTGGGCTAGGCAAACCTTGTTTAACGTAAATTGATGGAACTTTGCTAACACCCTTGATGTTGGCGTACATCTTGCCGCTAGATTCACGATGCGTGACATTGACCATGCAGAACTTGCCAAGCACGTTTTTAATGTCAAAACCACGCAACTCTGTATCATCAAAAGCCTTGCCTCTCCAAGCCTCTAAATCACGCCTAAGATTAGATTTTTCGTTAAGTGACCATGTGTACTCAGCAGACTGAATAAGTGGCTTACCGTCATCTGTGGTTAATGGCGTACCAGTATCATCTTCACCATGTAGCTCCCAAAAGAACTTAACACGGCGTTGCATATTTACTTTGCCTTCAAACTCACGCATTTGAGTACCAAGGTCAATTACTCTGTAAAGTCGGGCAAGGTGGTTGCCAACTGGTGCTAATTTAAATTCTTTCATATTGCCGTTTTGTCCGGTCACAATCATTTTGTTTCTCCAAGAATTTCGTCAAAGTTGTAAATTGTAGGTAAAATGGTGTGGGGTTGGTGCTTTGGGAGGTTGCAAGCATGGCGGATAATTGCCATGTATTCCTCTGTAATGTAGCCCTGCTCAACTTTATCAAGGGCTTTTGCAAGACGCTGCTCGTAATCGTCTTGAAATTCTTTCATTTCGTTCATAGTGGTTTCCTCAGTGTGGCGTAATTGCCAGTATGTATTTTAAGCTATCTAAAAATAAAAGTAAAGTGGGCTTAACATATGTTAAAATTATTCCATGACAAATAACGAAATTATAGACATCTTAGGTGGCACATCTATTGTTGCAAAGGCTTGTTATGTAAGCCCAGCCGCAGTTGCTCAATGGCGCAAGAAAGGCATACCAAAGGACAAGGTAATCTTCTTTGCAGCTCGTCTGGAAAAAGTCACGAAAGAAAAGTTTTGCAGAAAGGTACATTTTCCGAATGACTATAATCTAATCTGGACTGATTTAGTGTAGGATATAGTTGTGGGTGTCGTGGCGTTAGCTGCCCGATAGTGAAAAAGAAAGGTTCGTTGGCACGCACCTGCACTCTTTCCGCAATGTTGTGTTTGATTTAGTATGCTGCTTTATGCAAGCCCACTTTACTTTTTTAGTTATATAATAAGTACATCCCTTGGCGGGGGTTTGTTGTATCCAACAAGACTTCACATGAATAATCAGCGAGTGTTGGCTCGTCCCGCCAGGTTCTCTTATAAAGAGAATTGATTATTCAGGTGAAGTCTTTTTTTTAAAGATTACTATGCACTACTATCAATTTAACATCGGTGACTACGCTAGTCACACACGGTACTTGACCCCGATGCAAGACTTAATTTACAGGCGATTGCTTGACCTGTATTACTTGTCTGAAAAACCCATTCCGAAAGAAAACCCAGAGACACTTATTGGGTTGAACGACTGTTCAACGGACGTTCAACGGGTGTTAAAAATGTTCTTTGATGACGCATCAGGAAGATGGGTAAACAAGCGAGCTGACAAAGATATTTTTGCATACAAAAGCAAATTAAAACAAGCATCCGATGCCGGAAAGAAAAGTGGCGAAGCTCGCAAAGCTAACAAACATGAGCCTATTGAACGGTCGTTGAACGCTCGTTTAACGGACGTTGAACCAACCATTAACCATAAACCAATAACCATTAACCAAGAACCAATGGTAACTGCTAAGGAAAAAAAGAAAACAGCAAAGCCAATCAATCCAGATTTGGAATTTTTAGATGAATGGAAAGACTTTTGTTATCAGCTCAGGCCAGACTTAAACGCTAACGAAGTCTTTGCAACATTTAAAGACTATTGGTTATCCAATGGCGCAAAGAAGGCAGATTGGGATGCAACATGGAGAGGTTGGGTTCGTAGACAAAAGAAAGAACAAAATGACGTTGCACCATGGCAAACAGCTAAAAGGCAATGGGTAGCTGAAATGACTGGACAAGCTAAACCTTACGAAAAAGACATTTTTGACATTGCGAAAGAAGAAACAAGGAGAATTAAATGAGCTTACCTGTTGCTGTCATTGAAAGACTATTTCAACGTCTGAATGCTACTTACGGTTCTGAGTTTATTAACAAATGGGATAACGTCTCTATGGTTGAGGTTAAAACAGCCTGGTCGCATGAATTAGCGTTTTGTGCTGACAACCTAAATATGATTGTTTGGGCGTTAGTAAACTTGCCAGCTAAATGTCCAAACCTTATTGAATTTAAACTTATTTGCAAACAAGCACCTCGACCTGAACACTTTGCAATTGAAGCGCAGAAAGCACCAGCAGATATTGTCGACAAGGAGCTAGCTAGAACCGCTCAGGAGCTATTTAAACCTAAAGTTAATACCCAAGGCACTGTAGAACATAAAAGATGGGCTAAGAGTCTTAAAACGCGTCACGAAAATGGCGAAAAATTATCAATTTATCAAATTAGTTGCTACAAAACAGCTTTAGATATGTTAAGCTAACTAAATGGAGTATTAGAAATGAAAGAAACAGACAAAATAAGCAAGTTTGATAGACCGCAATATGTACCGCTCAAGACAGTACTAAGACCAAACAGTATGGATTTCATGTCTTTTCCAACAAGAATTAGCAATACACTTTTTTACAAGGATGGAACAAATGCTGTCAGCGAACACAAAGAATCGGATTATGGAAGCACTAAACGGAAAAGGGTGGTTGTCGTGCTATGAGATTGAAGCTAAAACTGGCATACAAAACAGTCACGTTAGGCGAGCATTAAAGACCAAGGCTTTTGAACATTTACACTTAGCCAAGCGAGAAACTGGATGTATGAACGGTGGCGCACGTTTTATACAAGTATGGAAGTTAGTAGACAAAAGTGTTAATCCTGCACAACAAGCAATTAACTTAGCAAAAAAACATAAGGGTTTTTATGGCCAACTTTTTTGGAGCATCGAAACTTATGAAAAGGTTTACAACATGGATTACGAACCGGAAGAAGCCTGAACCGATTTGCGACACTTGTGGTCAATACTCAAGCAACCTAATTGGCGGTCTTTGCGAGTGGTGTAGTCGGTTCTATAAGGCAACCAA